AGCCAGACGGTTGACCCGTTCAAGTTCCACAAGACGATCCGCATGAACCAGGAAGTTCTGTGGGCGGACGAGGACTACCAGGTTGGCGTGGTCAACGACATCGTCGACCAGATCCAGCCGGCGCTCTCTCGCGCTCTCGACTTCGGTGTCATCCACGGCATCAACCCCACCAGTGGTGCGGCTGTCGCGGCGATGACGCAGAAGCTCTCTGCAGCGACGAACATCGTCTCTCGCGCTGCGAACGACAAGCCGTACGCGAATCTCGACGCGGCTGACGCGCTGGTTCTCGCTGACGGGTACGTGCCTTCGAGCATCGCCCTTGACCCGGCATTTGCGGCCACGTTCTCCGCCCTCCGCGGCGGTCAGACGGAGCAGAAGCTGTACCCCAACTTCCAGCTCTCCACGGACGTGTCCGAGCTCGACGGCCACCGCGCATCGGTGTCGCGCACGGTCGGTGCCGTCGGTGTCGCTTCGGCCGCATCGAACATTCTCGGCATCGTCGGTGACTTTGACGCGATCCGTTGGGGCATCCAGAAGCAGATCGGTCTCGAGCTGATCCAGTACGGCGACCCGGACGGTGGCGGTGACCTGAAGCGCAAGAACCAGGTCGCTTTCCGCGCCGAGGTCGTCTACGGCTGGGGCATCGCCGACCTGAACGCGTTCTCGCTCATCAAGCCGGCGGCGTAACCGTGGCTTCCTTCACCCACGCGACGACGGGCGTGATCGTCTCCGTCGCAGACGAGAAGGATCTGGGGCCCGATTGGGTACCCGCTGACGACGAGACGTCGAAGAAGCGCACGACCCGTTCGAAGAAGTCGGACGAGTCCTGATGGGAAGGGGGCGGTCATGGCTGTGACTCCCGAGATGATCGCGGTTCCGCTTGGTGTGGCCGCCCCCGAACCCGACTCGCTCACGTGGAAGCAGTGGGCGCTGTGGATCTCCGACGCGGAGATGCTGATCGAGGCGCGTCGGATGGAGCTTGATGCTCCGGCGATCGACGAGGTCAAGGTCGACTATGTGGTGCGTGAATCGGTTGTCGCTCATGTGCGGAAGCCGGATGACGCGACGCAGGTCACCGTTTCTGTCGATGACGGATCCACATCGCGGTCGTATAGCTCCGGCAAGGGCCGTGTGTCAGTCGACGACTGGTGGGCGTTCCTGGGTCTCGTTGAGCCGAATACGGGCGCCTACGCCGTGAACCTGATCGGTGCCGCTCCGACTCACCTGTGGTGGTGTGCTGTGATGCTCGGCGCGAACTACTGCTCGTGCGGGGTGGACATCGCTGGCGTGCCAATCTTCGAGGGGGCCGGCGATGACCCTGGGGTCTGACATTGCTGCGGCCCTGCCGGCGCTGCGAGCTGAGGCTAACTCGCGGATGACGGAGACCATCACGGTCGGTTCGTTTGAGGACGGTGTCGCTGAGGACGGTTCCCCGACCCGCGTCCCGGTGGAAACGAAATATGAAGGTCTCCCCGGACGTGTTCGCTACGGGACGCTGAGCGCGTCTTCGGCGTCTACGGGTTCGAGTGATATCGCGCAGCCTGTCGTGTTGCAGACCCCGTACCTGTCCGTTCCGCATGGCTCGCCTCGGTTCTACGAGGGCGACGAGGTGCGTGTGGACGCGTCAGCGTCTGACGACCTGCTGGCTGGGCGGTCGTACGAGATCGCCGGTAACGCGATCGTCGGGCAGGTAACTGCACACAGGTACCCGCTCAACGAGCTTTCTTAGGGGGCAACATGGATGGCGACTTCTCGGAACTGCTTGAGCTCGCCGCAGACCTGAGTGAAGCGCCCACGAACGCGCGACGGAACGTCAAGAAGGCTGTCGCGGTCACCGCGCGGCACATAAAGGACGACTGGCGTCAAGGTGCCGAGGTTGGCGCGGGCGATGGGTTCTCCGACCGGTATACCGCGTCGATCTTCTATGACGTGAAGGAATCCGCCGATGTGATCGAGGCGGAGATTGGCCCGGAGCTGGGTCGCGCTGGTGGCTCTGCGGGTTTCCTTGAGGATGCTCCGGGCGGCGTGAAGTCGTCTCCTCAGCACGCTGGGCGCGATGCGATGGAAGCGAACGAAGACGATTTTGTCCGCGGCCTTGATATCGCGTTGTTCGATGCGATCACGAAGGGATGACTCGTGATCGGTAAACACTTCGATGCCGTGCGCGCGTTGCTAGCTGGCGGGATCCTTGAGTCTCGCGTGTACGACCAGGTTCGCATCAATGGGACGACGACGGTTCGTGACAACTATGCGGTTCTGATGTTCGAGTCCTCGGACCTGAATGACGAGCGGTACACGGTTCAGCAAGAGCTCGAGGCGACTGCACGGTACCGGTTTGACGTCCGAAGCGTGGCGACGTCGGCTTCTGGTTTGCGGATGTACATGGATGCGGTTCGGTCGCAGCTGATCGGTGCTGTCCCGGCCGTGACGGACCGTACCTGTACAGCTATCCAGCTTGTGGGTGGTGTGGAAGAGGGGCGGCCGATGTTCGATGCGACCGCCAATCTGCACTACGCCACCGAATCGTTCGAGTTTTGGTCGAGGAGGGCCTGATGGCTGAGTTCATTCGTGTGAGGCGGGCCGATAAGGGTCTGCCGCAGGACGAGTTTGATGTTGCGATCGCCCGGTATGAGGCGGATCCGAAGAGGTACACGGTCGTTGATCGTGAGCCGGTCGCAGAGCCGCGGCCGGTTGAGTATGTCCAGGCGCGGCCTGTGGCGAAGAAGTCCGGTGGAACGACTCAGAAAGGACGGGCCTGACTATGGCCGAAGAAAACGTACCAGCCGGGCAGGCTAGTGACGGCCGGGGCCTCGTGGCTTTCGTCGACACGATTGCTGACACGCTCGCGCCGACTGCTGCTGTGCTGAATGGCGGCGATCGGCTGACGTATTCGCTTGTTCCGGATGGTTTCCGGCATGAGACGACGGAGAACGTGATTCCGGATGGTCGGTACACGCTCAAGCAGCTTCTAGAGCTTCCGGGAACGATTTCCGACACTCTTGAGCTTCAGTACGTCGCAGGCACTCCTGCGCAGACCACGCTGGCTGAGGGAACGACCGGGTTCATCATCCACCGCCTTGGAGTCGACAACTCGGTTGACTTCGCTGCGGGTCAGAAGGTGGACATCATTCCCGTGCGGATGGGTGTGCAGCGGAAGGTCGCCCCTACCGCGAACACGACGCTTCAGCGGGTTCAGAAGGCTTTTGTGACCGGGCCCGTGCGCCGCGACGTCGCTGTCGTCTGACATCAACTCCTGCCCGGGTGGGTTCACTCCACCGGCTCCACCCGGGCAGGTTCTCTTTAGCCGGGGAGTAGGTGGAGACCATGAACATTGATGATCTGATTGCGCGGCAGCGTGCTGAGGTCGAGTCGGTTAAATCCGATGAGGTGGATGTTGTTGCGGGCGGTGAGCTTGTCACTGTTGTGGTTCAGAAGTTGCGTCCGGATGATTGGCAGGCGCTTGTGGCGTCGCATCCTCCCCGGACTGGTGTGGTGGCCGATGGGAACGTGGGTTACGACCAAGACGCGCTTCCTCGGGCCTACCCGGCGGCTAGTCTGACTGTTGCCGGTGAGCAGGTTACTTCTGAGCAGTGGGCGCAGTTCTTCGGGGTGCTTGAGCCGGTGCACAGGAACAACGTGCACACGCTCATTTGGGGCGTGAATGTCTTCACTGCTGTGAAGGAGTTGCAGGCTCTGGGAAAAGCGAAGGCGGGCCGGCCGTTGAGCTCGCCCGCGAACAGGGAGTCTCGCCGAGCCGCTTCCAAGGCCGGGAGCCAGCAGAGCTAACTCGTCACTATGACGCGGATGGTCTGCTGACGGGGTTCTCGGTGACGACTCGCGAGCCTGAGTACACGGAGCGCGACCGGGCGTTGATGCTGGCGGATTGGGCTGACCGCAGGGAGCCGCGCGGTTCGCACGGTATTCGCATCTCGGAGGCGACGGATCCTGAGTTCCAGTACGACTGGGAAGTGGATTTGCCGACGATGGACTTCGCTCTGGCGAAGCTGCGGGCGGAGCAGGAACGCTATAAGAAGACTTACCCCGACGCTGACCCTTCGGCCCTGTTGTGGCGGGTGAAGCGGTCGGGCGCTACTGAGTGACGAACGTGTTGGGTTCGATCTCGATGTCTTCAGCGGCGCATGCGCGGGCGATTGCTTCGGCGGGGTCGTTGAACGTCTCGAACTTTCGGTAGACGAAAATGTCGGCCGCTGCGGGCCATTCGTCTACGAGCGCGCTGAGCCGTTCGCGTACTTCGCCTTCTGCGTCGAGGGCTGCGGTGTCGACCTGAACGCGTAGGTCTTCCCACTCTTCTGCGGTGGATCCCTCGTCGAAGGCGCTGCCGATGTCCATGGTGACGGTTTCGAACGCGGCGCATGCTTCGGCGTTCGGGTTGACGGTCGGCGTTGGTGTGGCTTCTTCCGTGGTCCCACCTGCGCATCCGGTGAGCGCGAGGACTGCGAGTAGCGCCGTTGCCCCCATTTTCTTCATGCCGTTGAGCATACGCGGCGACTGATTCGTTAGGTGGTGGTTCGTTTGGCGAATCGGGTCGTTACGGTCCAGCTTCGGGCGCAGATCGCGGAGTACCAGCGGGGCATGCAGGACGCCGCGAAGGCTACCCGCGAGGTGGGGACGCAGGGCGAGAAGCTGACGCAGACGAAGCAGGCGCTCGAGACGCTGGGTCGTACGGGTGTTGTTGCCGGCGGGTTGCTGGCTGCGGGTATCGGTGTGGCTATCGCGAAGTACGCGGACTTCGACCAGCAGATGAGTTATGTGCAGGCGGCTACGCATGAGACGGCCGCGAACATGGATCTGCTGCGTGAGGCGGCGTTGGATGCGGGCGCTTCGACGGTGTTCTCCGCAACCGAGGCTGCCGGGGCTGTTGAGAACCTGGCGAAGGCCGGGGTCTCTTCGGCGGACATTCTCGGTGGTGCGCTGACGGGTTCTCTGGATCTTGCGGCTGCTGGCGGCCTGGGTGTTGCTCAGGCTGCGGAGATCGCGGCGACGACGATGCAGCAGTTCGGGCTTGCCGGCGAGGACGCATCGCATGTGGCGGACCTTCTCGCTGCTGGTGCGGGCAAGGCCATGGGCGACGTGTCGGACATGGCTGAGGCGTTGAAGCAGTCGGGTCTGGTCGCGAATCAGTTCGGGCTTTCCGTTGAGGAGACCACCGGCACTCTGGCCGCGTTCGCGCAGGCCGGTCTGCTGGGTTCCGATGCCGGCACGTCGTTCCGGACGATGCTTCTGCGGATGGCTAACCCGACGGGTGAGGCCGCGGAGAAGATGAAGGAACTGGGCATCAACGCGTATGACGCGTCGGGGCAGTTCATCGGCATGTCTGGCCTGGCGGGTCAGCTCGAGCAGGGCCTGAAGGGCCTGAGTGACGAGCAGAGGAACGCCGCATTGGCGATAATCTTCGGGCAGGACGCGATTCGTGGAGCGAACGTGCTGCTCTCGGAGGGCGCGAGCGGTATCCGCGACTGGACCGAAGCAGTCGACGACCAGGGCTACGCGGCCGAGACTGCGGCCACACGCCTCGACAATCTCTTGGGCGACTGGGAAGCGTTCACGGGGGCGCTCGACACAGCATTCATTCAGATGGGTGCAGGTGCTGACGGGCCGCTGCGTGCGCTGATCCAGGGCCTGACCGGTCTGGTGGAGGGCTTCACGGAGCTGCCGCCGTGGGTGCAGCAGGGGACGCTTGCCATTGCGGGCATCGTTGCCGGAATCGCGCTCCTGGGTGGCGGCACTCTGATCGCCGTAACGAAGATCGGCGAGTTCCGGGCTGCGTTGGCGGCGATGAACATCACGGCCGCGACA